AAATTAGTATTCTCACCTGGTAACATGACAACAGGCACAGCCAACTCAAAATCAGGTACAGCTTCGTGGTCATCATCCACACAGCACAGTTTTACACAAACATTTGCTAGTTACGATGCCGCTAGATATTTCTTTAATCAAGGCGGTGGTATGCTCTTTACTGCTTCACTTTCGGGCGGTTCGGGCACACAAACAACTAACTGGGCAACACTTTTAAGTACTATGGGTACTATTACTGTTGGCGTTAACACAACAACACAAAGTGGCTCGGGCGGTACAACAGGCGATAGTTTTGATGACATTGTTGGTAATGCTACAACCACTCGCACAATCTTTACACAAGCAAGCTCTGGTGCGTATGCAAGTAACAACTACAAGATTCAATGTTCTTGTGATACAAATAAGACAGTATTTACGTGGACTGTTACATTAACAGACGGCCACACAAATGCTTTCTATGATACTGTAAACGGTACACTAACAAGTACTGCACAAGAAAGACGTGCAACTGGCACATATGTCAATAGCGCGGCACCTTCTTATAGTGCAGGAACATTTACTCAATCGTAATAGCTAGTAAATTTTAAAATTTACCTTTTGACCCTCTGTATAAGTAATTGTACAGAGGGTTTTTATATGTCTGATATAGAAAAAGCATACGAGTTTATTAATTTTAGAACAACAATAGTTAATCAGAAGCACTTGCTTTTAGCGCAAGTTGAAGAAAGGCTAACATGTTATTTGAACGGAGGCGTTTTCCGCGCCGAACCAGGGTTTATTGCGTTTATAGGTGATATAATTAACTCTGGATATGAGTCCGCACCCATACTAGATGTTAATAATAATCCAATATTAATCAAAGACTTAGCAGAATTTAAGAATACATTGCTATCTTCTTACATGGAAGTGGTGTATGATTACTGGAAAGATTGGGAAGATATTAGGGTTGAACGAGATTTAAAGAAAATAGCAGATGTCTAAGGGTATAGTAATATTTGCTTTTAACAACGAGCAAATAGATTATGAAAAAATTGCTCGGCTCAACGCAGCCATGATAGAGTATAACATGAATGTTCCTGTACATATTATTACAGATATAGGAGCAGTAGCACCGAGTAAACGGCACTATAAAGATTACAATCAAATTTTATCTTTTAATAATAGTTTACGATGGAATGCGTTTGAGTTGTCACCGTTTGACGAAACATTAGTATTAGATGCTGATTACTTAATAATGAATGATCGGTTTAACGCAGTGTGGGGAAGCAAAAACGAACTAATGCTCAACACGGATATTGTGCCATTGTTTAAAGATGAGTTTATTGAAGAGAAAAGGCTCAACGACTTTGGCATTACAATGGCGTGGGCTACAGCGATATATTTTAAGAAAACAACGTTAGTAGAACATTTTTTTAATATTATGAAACATGTTCACAATAACTACGGGTATTATAGGCAAGTGTACGAATTTTATGGCGACTTATATCGCAACGACTTTGCGGCAAGTATAGCAAGGCATATGTTAAACAGTTTCACAGAACATACAATGACAAGCATCCCGTTTTTGCCAGTTAGCAAAATGGTGGTTGCCAAGCCTGAGGATGAGATTGTAGACTTTAAAGATGTAAATCATGTAAAAGTTAAAATAACTTTACCAAATAAACCCAATGAATGTATAGTCAATTCTATAAAGCATACTAATGTACATTTCTTAAACAAGAAAACAATTTTAGATAACAGCGATCGTATAGAGGAGTTGTATAAGTGAACGAACGAGGATATCTTATTATAGCCCAGAACAATCAAACGCACGATTATACACGCATGGCCTATGCTCTTGCGTTAAGCATAAAGAATACACAATCAAAAGTTAAAGGTGTAAGCATAGCGTTGCCAGGATCGGAATCGCATTTGTTATCGGAAAAGCAAAGTTGGATATTTGATCATGTGATAGAGTTTCCGTGGGGAGATGCTGCCGCATTAGCAGATTGGAAGATTAACAATAAATGGAAGTATGTTCACTTTACACCGTATAAAGAAACTGTTATACTTGATGCTGATATGTTGTTTTTAAGTGACTACAGTCACTGGTGGGATACAATGTCTAAACAAGACATTATGGCTACAACAAGTGTATTAACTTATCGTAACGAGGTCGCTAAAAATACATATTATAGAAGAACATTTGTTAGTAATCAGTTGCCAAACATTTATACAGCGTTCATGTATTTTAGAAAAAATAGTAAGATTATTTGGGAAGTGGCTAAGTTAACACAAATAATTATGGAAAATTGGGAAGACTTTTATTTAAAATATTTAGATGCTACTCGTCCTACTTGGCTAAGTGCCGATGTTGCGTATGCATTGGCAATAAAATTATTAGGAGTAGAGGATGAGTGTACAAGTAAAATTTTAACACCAACCTTTGTACATATGAAAACTCGCATGCAAGATACAGGAAATTTATCTGACGAAGATTGGACAAAATACATACCAACTTATTTTACAAACGATTGTAAGTTAAAAATTGGCAACTATCAACAGTATTATCCGTTTCATTATCATGTGAAAGAATGGCTTACAGATGATATAATTAAAAAATTAGAGGATGCGTCTGATGGGTGATCTATACGTTTATTTTAATGATAGCAATCAAATAGTTTCTGTATCTGGAAATAAAGATGTTACCTCGCCTAATCGTTATGCCGTATTTCCTGAAGATGAAGTTGCTGGCTTTATATTAGGTACAATGAATATGATGGAATATGTTGTACGAGAAAATCGGCAAACGGGTAAAGTAGTAATTGAAAAGAAAATAACACAAGAAATATCAGTACGCACAGTTGATAACACGTTATATGAAATACCAAAAAGCAATAACCAGTTTCAAATTAAAGTATTAAATAGTTTAAGCAATAATACTTTAACTTTTATTTTAGACAGCGGATTAAGAAATAGTTTAACACAAGCAGGGGACAGTATAACCATCAACGGTGTTAATACTTTACATTTCTTTTTCACTGAACTTAATGATCCGCATTTTTTAAAGAAGCATGTTAGTTTTAGTGTTGAAGAATTTCTTAGCAAAGATGTTGAAGTAGTATATACAGAAAATTTAACAAACGCAAGTGTATACACAAGAAGAATTTATGATGATTATATATATGAGGAAGTATAAATGGCAAAACATAGTTTAAATGAATTTGATGTTTTTTATATTAGTTTTGATGAACCAAACTGCGAAAAGAACTACGCAGATTTAGTTAACAAAATACCGTGGGCACAACGCATACACGGTGTTAAAGGATTTGATAGCGCCCACAAAGCAGCCGCCGAAGCAAGTCAAACAGATAGGTTTATTACAGTAGATGGTGATAACATTGTTGACGAGAGTTTTTGGAACGGCGAATTGGAAATAGATCCAGAGAGACATGAAAAATCAATTTGGAGTTGGAGTAGCAAAAATATTATTAATGGATTAGTATACGGTAACGGTGGCATTAAACTATGGCCAAAAGAACCTACGCTTGTTATGAAAACACACGAGCATGCCGAAAACGAATCTGCCGCAATTGACTTTTGCTGGGACTTAGACTATCAGCAGATGAACGACATTTATTGTATGAATCATCCTAACGGTAGTCCTTATCAAGCGTTCCGTGCAGGTTTTCGCGAAGGTGTTAAAATGTCGTTAGCAGACGGCAAAAAAGTAAACCCAGCGCCGGGAGAATTTGAAAAAGCAATATGGCATAAAAATTATACAAGACTTCTCATATGGGCAACAATAGGAGCAGATGTTGAAAATGGCAAGTGGGCAATATACGGAACCCGTCTTGGATGCGAGTTATGTAACTTAGACCCGGAGTTTAACCATCATAATGTAAGAGATTATGAATGGTTTAGAGAGTTTTATGATAGCCGCGTAGCACCGGTTGTTAATGATGATAATATAGATAGACACATCGTCAATGTTGGCGACACTTTACGTACTCGTTTGGGTATGCAGTTGGGCGAAGTGGATGCAAATGCAAGCAAGTTTTTTAAACGAGTATATGTAAATCCTCCGCGTGTTGGCGTCAATGTTACAGAAAAATGGATGGAAAAAAATAATTTAGCATGACAGATTTTTTTCTCGAAGATGTAAAAAATATTAAGAAAAAACTGGACTCTGTTAGCAGTAGTTTCTGCTTGGCTAAATGGTATCAAGTAACAATACATTTACAAAATGGGCATACACATAGTTGCCATCACCCCGGAACACACAAAGTTCCTGTTGATGAATTAACTAACAATCCAACCGCGTTGCATAATACGCAGTATAAGAAAGAACGCAGGAAAGAAATGCTCGAAGGTAAAAGGCCGGCAGAGTGTCAATATTGTTGGAATGTTGAAGATAGTCCTGGCAAAAATTATAGCGATAGACATATTAAAAGTGCCGCTATGTGGTCAGCACCGTGGTTTAACGATGCAGTAAAAAATCCGTGGGATGATAATCCAAATCCTCGTTATTTGGAAGTTAGTTTTGGTAATGTTTGTAATTTTAAATGTATGTATTGCTATCCTAACATTAGTAGCCAATGGTATGAAGAAGCAAAGCAGTATGGTCCGTATCCTACAAGCCAGAACTTTGGAAGTTTACAACATTTGGAATACAAAGGCACAACACCAATTCTCGAACGGGAATATAATCCATATGTAGAAGCATTTTGGAAATGGTGGCCGGACTTATATAAATCTTTACATACATTTAGAATTACCGGCGGCGAGCCGTTGTTAAACAAGAACACCTTTAGGGTGCTCGAAGAAATTAATAAAAACCCCAGGCACGAATTAGAGTTAGCAATAAACACAAATATGTGTGTGCCTGATAAAAACTTTGATGAATTTATTTCTTTAATAAAACCAGTAACAGAAAAACTTGACAATGTAAGTGTTTTTACAAGTGTAGAAGCAACACATAACAAAGCAGAATGGATAAGATATGGATTAGATTATAATAAGTTCTGGCAAAATATTTCTAAACTTCGTGCAGAAGTCCCAAAGTTACATATTGATTTTATGTGCACCTACAATGCGTTAAGTGTTACTAGTTTCACTGATCTCTTAAAAAAAGTATATGAAGTACGTTGTAGTTCTCCGCACACTGATCCATGGCATCCGCCGCTGATGGTGAGCGTACCGTACTTGCGTAATCCTCCGTTTTTAACAGTTAAAATTTTAGACAGTAGTTTTGAGGGATATATTATTGAAAGTATTGAGTTTATGGAGTCTCATCGCGGCGACGATAATACGCCAGGATTTATAAGCCATGAGATAGAAATGATGAAGAGAATTTTAAGTTGGTTTAGAACATCAATTGATGTTGCACAATTAAATGTAAATCGTGCAGATTTTGTTAAGTACGCAGACGAATATGACAAAAGACGAGGAACTAACTTTTTAGAAACATTCCCAGAATACACAGATTTTTATAACACGAGTAAAACATTATGCTAGAAGTCTTTCATTTAAGTTATTACGAACCGTTTGCTGACGAGACATACGAAAAGTTAAAACAGCGTGTGCCGTGGGCAAAGCGAGTGCAAAACATTAAAGGTATATTTTATGGGCACAAAGAATGTGCAAGGCAATCTCTTACTACAATGTTTTATGTTGTTGATGCTGATGCAATATTAGAAGATAATTTTGATTTTACATATAGACCAAGTAGCGAGTTAGAGTATTGGGACGGTGTAAAACAAAACGAATGTATTCATGTATGGCGTTGTAAAAATTCTGTAAATGACTTAGTATATGGATACGGCGGTGTAAAATTATTTCCTCGAGAACCAGTCAGGCGCGCAAATGATTGGCATATTGATTTTACAACAAGTGTATCTGGTAAGTTTAAAGCAATGCCAGAGTTAAGTAATTCGACATATATTAACTCAGATCCGTTAACAGCATTTCAAAGTGGCTTTAGAGAATGTACAAAGTTAGCGGCACAAGTAATTAAAGATCCAGAAGGGCATTACGATAGTAGTAACGATCCTCGTATATTAGAGTGGATTAACATATGGTGCAGTAAAGGTGCAGATCGCCCCAACGGCGAATGGGCGATACTTGGTGCACAGAAAGGTCGCGAGTACGGCGAAGCAAACAAAGGTAATACCAAAGCCTTGGATAAAATAAATGACAGAGACTGGATACGAGAACAGTTTGACAGTTTAAACAATTAGTGTTATAATAACTTACTATGGAAGCACATGAAATATTAGACAGATACGAACTACTATACAGTAGCCAAGCACCTATTCTAAGCGACATTCGTCGTGTTGTAGTAGACGAAGATTTAAGCAGTATTTTTAGAATTGCATCAGATATAACACAACATAAAGAGTTAGTCGATGAGTTTCGTAAGTCCGTTATTGAAAAAAACCCACATGCAATATTTCGTGTTGTTTCTCTTTTGTCCGCCGGAAACGAATCACACGAGCAGGTTGTAGAAGATTTACGAAAAGCAGTAGTAGAAGAAAATTATCGATCAATATTTAGAGTAATCGAGTATGTTGGTGCTGATATAGAGGATTTACGTAAAGCAATCACAGAAAAAAATCATTATTCAATTTTTAGAGTTCTAGAAGGGTACGGCGAAGCAGACTTAGAAGATTTACGCAAGATAACAAGTGAAGACTTAAACTTGCATGCTTTGTTTAGATTATTACCAGCATTTGTAAAGTCTGCACCCCTCGAAGATTTAAGAAAAGCAATTGTTGAGGATAACTTGCATTCATTGTTTAGGTTGATCGTAGTTGAAAACAATAATGAAATTGCAGAAGTAGTTGATGATTTGCGTCGTGCTGTAACAGAAAAGAATTGGCATTCAGTCTTTAGATCGTTAGAATATTTTCAACACATGGATTTGTTACCCCTTTCAATGCCAATTGAGGATTTACGCAAGGCTATAATAGAAGAGAATATGCATTCAATTTTTAGAATTTTGTCTCGTCTCGATGCTGAAAATAGAGAAATGAACAGTTTGCGCCAAGCAGTAGTGTTGAAAAAAATAGAGTCGTTGGTGTCAATGTTTATTGATAATCCACCTGCTTTATTTGATACTCTCCCTAGAGCAATACGCAATTTTCCTGAAGCAGAATTGCGAGATGCATTTTCTAGAGGACAAATTGCTAGTAAAAAATGGCTAGTTGAGGAGTTGGTAAAGTTAGATTTAGATCTCGGTACAGTATTTTTGTGTGCTGGCTGGTACAGTTCCTTGGCATTATTATTATTTGAGTCGGGTATAAAATTAGAAAAGATTAGATCGTTTGACATAGACCCGACTTGCTATAAAATTGCTGACACGATTAATAGACCATATGTTATGGATGCTTGGAAGTTTAAAGCACAAACCGGCGATATAACAGAAATTAATTACAGAGACGGTCATACATATGATACAATAAAAAGCAACGGTGAGCCGCAAGAGTTGTATGATAAACCTAATACTGTAATTAATACAAGTTGCGAACACATTACAAATTTTTCCAAGTGGCACAGTTTAATACCAGTTGGAACTTTAGTTATTTTACAAACAAACGATTATTTTGAAATTGAAGATCACGTGAATTGCGTAAATGATATTGACGAGTTTAAACGAATGGCTCCGCTTACTAATGTTTTATATGAGGGTGTATTAAATCTCGAAAAATATAATAGATATATGTTAATAGGATATCGTTAATGTATACCTATGATGAGATTAGAACAGTACATTTAGAAATTACACAACGTTGCCAAGCAGCTTGCCCTATGTGTGATCGTAACATGAACGGCGGAGCCGACAACCCCCATATGACAGATGCAGAACTATCAATTGGAGATGTGCAGAAGATTTTTAGTGTCCCGTTTGTACAGCAATTAAAAACCATGTATATGTGCGGTAACTTAGGCGATCCTATTGTTGCTAAAGATACACTTGAAGTATTTGAGTATTTTAGAAAACACAACCCGGATATGTGGTTAAGTATGAACACTAACGCAGGTGCTAGAGAACCAGAATGGTGGGAGCGTCTTGCCGAGATATACGGGCGCATGGGCACAGTTATTTTTAGTGTTGATGGGTTACGAGATACAAACCATTTATACAGACAAAATGTAAATTGGGATATAGTTGAACGTAGTATGCGAGCATTTGTAGGAGCCGGTGGTAGAGCACGATGGGACTTTTTAATATTTGAACACAATGAACATCAAGTAGAAGAAGCAGAGGCACTTGCTAACGAAATAGGTTTTGAGAAGTTTACCAAAAAGAAAACAGGAAGATTTATTAGTAGTGCTACAAGTCAAGCAAAAGAAGAACATCAATCGGTAAATCGCAAAGGGCAGGAAACACAAAACTTAACAAAACCTACTAAAGAAGAATATAAAAATAGAGCATTACTAAAGCAAGAAGAAATAATCAAAACTTATGGTAGTATGTTAGATTATTATAATACTTGTCAAATAAAATGTAAAGTTGCTAACGAGGATAAGAGTATTTTTATAACAGCCGAAGGACTTCTTATGCCGTGTTGCTGGACTGCTGGACGCATGTACAAATGGTGGCATAAAGATTTTAGGGTTGAGCAGATATGGGATTTTATTGATCGTGCAGGCGGTAAAGAAGGTATTGATGTAATTAATAACAATTTAGGGGATGTTATTAATAAGAGCGGCTTGCTACAGGATATTACAAACAGTTGGTCTTTGAACAGTTTAGAGCAAGGTAAATTGGGAGTTTGTGCACAGAAGTGCGGAATAGAGTTTGACCCATTTGGCGAGCAGTTTACTTAGTATTTCTTCTATTGATAATTAAATCAAGTTTCTTTATATTATTCTTATTTTGCAAGATCAATTTAGTGCCGGCATGCAAAGGTTTTGGCCATGCACCAATATTAACCCACGCATAACCTACGTGTTCATCGTTTAGTTCTGGGTGAAATTCGTTATTAATAATACTTACAAAACTAGCATAGTTAAAACCGTCGTCGTTGCTAACAAAATTATCTAAAGGAATAGTTTTAATAATTTTAGGAAAGTTTATTAATTCTTCTTTGAGTTCTCGTTCTAACGCACTACCTAGGGTTTCTCCCTCTTCAACTTTTCCGCCAAAGAAACTCCACGTCAGTGGGTGAGAACTGTCTTCGGATCGTAAGCCTAAGAGTATACGATTAGTTTTTAGGCTTAAAAAAATAGTGCCTACTGCTTTTATCATTATAATATACTATACTTTTTTAGGTGTATATGTATATTTACATGATTTACAAAACCATTTGCCGCTTTTATTTGTAAACATCTCTTTACCGCACAAGCATTGTACAAGCGTTTGTACTTCTTTTTTTACATCACTATCCGCCAGAACCCTGGGTAATACCTCCCCTGGTACGAGTCTAGCCATTGTGTTCCGTTCCATTTAAATTGGTCTCCGGTGTAGTTATTTTGTATGTAAGTGAGTTCCTCTGTTGCTGATGAATCAAAAAATACCACCCAATTACTTCCATTAAATTGAATAATGTCATTTGTGTTTGCTACTAAGTTACCCCATGCTTGCGTTTCGTTTTCAACACCAGGTGCGCCTATGTCGTCTAGGATTAAATATCTTTGATTTGTTGTAGCAGCCGGTAATGTGCCATCGCCGGGATAACTTGCGTGTGGGTTAATAATTGCATTAACTGTAAAATCTGTTCCTGGCAATGTATCAGTGTCAACGGTGTAGTCTACAACATTTCCAGTTCCTGTTGTTGTAATAGTTCCAATAATATCGTCTGGGTTTGTCTGAAGTTCTGGATCCTGATTAAGACGTAATCTAACTTGCGTTACGCCTTCTTTTAAACCACCATATGGTTCTAAATAATCTACCCAACTTAATTCTTTACCGTCGCCGCGGTCATTTATACCAGCATGATTTAGTAATTTTATTTGCCCATTGGAAACATTAATTGAGGCATTGCTCGGTGTAATAATATCGCGTGTTAGGAAGTCTTGTGTACCAAAGAAATCATAAGCATCCGGATCAAAGTCTTCGGGATAGTCGTTGATTTTATTTGTAATCTGATTAATAACACGTTGTTGATATACTTTTGCAGGAGGACTGATCCAAACCGGCATAGTAAATGTCATAGATGCGATATCAATTGCAGAATCTATACCTTGCGGTACGCCGCGAGAACTCCAACTAATGTCCGTTAGTTCAACAACAACAAGCGATGTCCAGTCAAGTATGTTTGTGCTACTTTGCAGTTCAATTGATGGGTTAAACAAGACCATTATTTGTTCCATTAGTTGTAATTTTTGATCAGCATTGCTTGTCCATACATCTACTTGCATAGTTAACGTATACGGAGTGGGCATTATTCTTTCTACGCTATATCTATTGCCTACTTTGTTAGTATATTTTCCAGTTTCTGGATCAAACTCTCGCTCTATAATTTGTTGTTTGTCAACGTATAAAGGATCTAATGTTCTAGATCTGTCAGGTTGTACTGTTAAGATATGCGAAGTAATGAATGGACAAGAATTAACAACATTCTCGCTGTTGTTTCTTAAAATATGCCCTACCATGCGTTGCATGTCTGCATATCTGCATGGAACTTTAATAAACTTTTCTACGCCATCTTTACCCTTACCGGTTTTAACTAGTAAGCCGCCAAACAACCGCATGAATTGTAGAATATATCTACGAAACTGTTCGTCGTAAAAATAACCTGCTTCTCTATATCTACTTGCCATATTCTATCTCTTTAAAAATCCGTTTTGGGTTTTATTGCTCTACTTAAACCTTGTTTTGAAGATACAGTTGTGTTTGTATTTCTGTCAACTGTTGAATCGGTATTTTCAATAAAGGTTGTAAGTATTGTGTTAGCGGCTCTCCATACATTCCGTGTGTCATCCTCGACCTTGATCCATAGTTCGCCTTTTCTAATAAACAGTCTGTGTGGATTAAAATCTGTTCTTAAGAAATATGCACCTTCTGATGGATTTTGTGGAAATGTTTCGCCGCTTCCTACTACTGATGCACCGTTAGGGGGTGTCGCATCTGATGTCCACACTGATGGTTTGTGTGTTTCCTCGTCAATGAAAATATGTCCGCCTTCAAAGCCATGTTTGGGAACTTCGTTTTCGCCCTGTTCTAATATCGCCTCACTAATTTCAAGTTCGTTATTGTATGTACTTAGGATATGTTTTAGATCGTTTGCTTCGTCTCCGTCACCGAGTATGTCTCGATATTCCATTGTGTCAACTAGTGCATTACATTTTACACGAACAAGATGAGGCCACCAATTTGCATCGAATCCGGCTGCTTCTCTTATTACATCTTCGACTACATAAAATTTTCTTATCGGTCCTGCTGAATTATCTAAACCGGTGTCGTCGAGTAAGTGTGGCAATTCTAACACATCACCCGCCATAATTTTGCGACCTAATATTGCCATAGTATCATTTAAGTGAAATGTCATAAAGATATTATCTTGTGCAAGAAATAATCCAAACTGTGTTAAGTCAAAGTCGTTGTCAGCAGGAGAATATACGCCGCGTAAGTCGTAAACATTTTCGTCGTACTTTCGGTCTCTGTTTTCTAAAAATAGCAAATCTTGTATTCTTGTTTCAGCAACAATATCTTCTGTAGACTTTCTTTTACCATAATTAGGTTGTGTAACATCTTCTTGTTCTACAGTACCGTCTTCTAAAATTGTTTCGCCTTGATCGTACACCCCTACATATTTGTGTACAAATACACCTGTGCCACCTGCGTAGATATGCTCGCCGACAATTCGGTCAATAAACTTATAATCATTTCCTTTAACAGGCTTCCAGAGTGATAATCTAGGCATAGTTAAATCCCTTTATTGTATTTATCGCTTTGGTTAAGGTTGACAGTTATTCGCTGTGTAGTATAATGTAGTTAATAATAGAGGAATTGTATTGAAACATTTAATCAGCATCATAGACGCAGACATCCCTTTATTACTAGAAAGATCACAGCAAATTGAGGCACACGGCCCTCCGCAATACCGTCATCCCAAGGTATTATGTAATTTATTTTATGAACCTAGTACAAGAACAAGCAGTAGTTTTGCTAGTGCTATGTTTCGCATGGGAGGACAAGTAATATCAATTAATGATGTTAACTATAGTTCTGTTAGTAAAGGCGAAAACTTAGAGGATACTGTTAGAACTGTAGGCACTTATGCTGATGCTATTGTATTGCGTTCCAAAATAGCAGGGGAAGCGCACAGGGCAAGTTTAGTTAGTGATGTACCAGTTATTAATGCTGGCGACGGAAACGGCGAACATCCTACGCAGACATTATTGGATCTTTATACAATATATAAACATTTTGGGCGTATAGAAGACTTAACTGTGACATTTGTAGGTGATATTGAAAACGGTAGAACAGTTCATAGTTTAGATAAAGCACTGACAAATTGCGAAAAGTATTTTTGCGAAACATATGATAAAAGTATATGGCCTACTAGTGATGTTTATTATCTAACAAGGGTTCAGCGCGAGCGCGGAAGCGAAGGCAGTTATAGCATGCGAAAGGAACATATACACCATATTCCAGAGACCTCTATTGTTATGCATCCATTTCCTCGCAATGAGGAGATACCAACATGGTTTGACAGCGACCCTAGGGCAAAATACTTTGAACAAATGCACAACGGATTGATTATGAGACAGGCGATTTTAGCAGAATTTTTATAAAATTCGTTAAGGTTGACAATTATTCAATGTATAGTATAATGTTTAAATAGCAATAAAACAAGGAAAAACTGTGGCCGCTAAAAAGAAAGCAAAAAAACGTGTAGCAAAAAAGAATGATGGTGCGTTTGGAGCACCAGACTGGGACGACTTACAGTATACTGCTGACGAGTTGCTAGATCTTGATGATGAGAAAAAATTAGAAATAAAATTGCGTGTTATGCAAGGATTAAATTTTTACAACTATCATCATTCATCTAAGGACAGCAAGCAACCGCTTATCGAGTGGATGAAGAAGCAGAAGGTTGTAGATAAGAACGCAATTAAAATAATTAAAGCCGCGCCAGATACACAGATAGGTATTACTGCCGGCTCTATTGCGCGTATGCTACTTAAAGGTGCGCCGCCTACGGATAATCTTGTTGCTGGACTTAAAAAGAGAATTCGAGAAATTGTTGAATCGGTAGAGAATCCACAAAGTTGGGGTGGCAGTTTAAACGATGGGCAAAAGCCAAAAGTAGATAAACCAAAAACAGCACAAGTCATTTCTATTCAAGATCGTATGATAGAGAAAACAAATAGTTTTGTGGGGGAATATGTAGAAGGCGCAATTGACGAAATGATTGCTAACGGCTTTAAGTCAGACTTTAAACTATCCACTTTGCTCCAAACACATGATGTATCTGGCAAAGCGGCTGGACTTATTCCCAAGATGTTTGAAAGCGAAATTGCTGAATTAACACTTTTGATAGATGGTGTTGATAAAGAAGATGACTATGATGCACAACTACTTGAGGGCTACCCATACAAGAAAGCAGAAATTATAAAATTACGTGATTTTTATACTGCTATTGTTGCAGATGCAGAACATCATGGCAATTTACAAAAAGCAACTCGCAAGGTGCGTAAGAAGAAAGCACCAAACAAAGAAAAGTTAGTTGGCAAGATCAAGTATAAACTACAGGATGAAGCATTAAAACTTGTCTCTATTGATCCAAAAGACATACTCGGTGCTAACGAATTGTGGGTTTATAACACAAAGAATCGCAAGATTGGCAAGTATGTTGCCTCTAACATTGATCCAAAGGGTATGGCTAGAGATGGCACAGGACTAAGCATTAAAGGCACTACTATTGCAGGCTTTGATGAGAAGTTGAGCATACAAAAGACTTTGCGTAAGCCAGAGGACTCGCTTAAAGCATTTAAGAGTGCTGGCAAGGTTGCGTTGCGTAAGTTTATGGATGAATTAACTACTACAGATATAAAGTTAACCGGTAGGATAAACAACGAGATCATACTTTTAAAAGTGCAATAATAGGAGAATATGTACTAAATATTTTAGTGCATATCCTTAAAAAATTATTATTCATACTTTTATTGTTGCTTCCATTAAACAGTTTTGGTTTACAATTGCTTTATGTGGGCGCAACATGGTGTCCTGCATGCTTGGTAATAAAGAACGAGATTCTTCCTTTCTATAATGACGTAGATTTACCAATAGTACAAATAGATATCACAACGGGTGTTATTGCTAACGAGGAATATCGTACATATTATGGCAATGGCACTATTGCTAGGTTATACGGGATTCCTGCGTTTATAATTTGGGACGAAGTTAACAAACGAGAATTAGTCAGATGGGTAGGCTATGCGTCTGAAGAACATTTTTACGATATGCTTAACCGTGCTAAAATAGTAGCAGAAAGAAATATAGAAAGATGTAGAATTTTTAACATCTGTCAGCCAAATAATATACAATAATGTACAATGATCTTAATTTAAAAACAGTTAACTGGCTAGACATAGACATTTCAGATTGGAAGGAAACATCTAAATTAGAGTTAGTTTTTAATAAAAATAACACTATTTCTTTTAAATTTGCAGATGCTGGTAAATGGCCAACAGTAGAAATGGTTCATTATACCACCAGTGACGACGATCATTGCACTTATATACCGGATGGTACTGCATTACAAGTAGATGCTAATTGCTGGGTGTTTGTATTTAAAGATAACAGATGGCATGCAGGTACCTGGGGTAGTTTTTTTCATAATTCGTATACAAAGCCTTTTGTAAATTTAGGCGGACATCGCATTAAGCAAGATCCGTTAACAGATTGGTATCCTGTAGTTGGCGAGACTCTTTATTTTATGGTATCTGCATATGCAAGATTTGGCGAAAATATTAATGTAAAAGAACGCACCAATGCTGTAAAAGTGCAATGGCCTGCTTTATTATAACGAGTTATTAAACTACGTAGTTTTCTTCTTAAATAATACATTAAGGAGACAACTATGAAATTTGTAGATTTTACACACCTTAAAACTGTAGGCGAAACATACTGGCAACATTTCTCATGGTGTGTGTATGCTGTAGCAACTTTTGTATACATGATTGTTTTGTCAACAATCCACGGCATTTTTCCTTTTCTAATTCCTAACTATCCAGATAGAGTAATGGTTAGATTTTTAGAAAAGTTTAAATCACGTAGAGTGAGAACAGGCCAAGCAGATCGCTTACCCGAATCATCGTAGACTACATAAGTAGTAATATGGATAAAAATCAATACGGAACTCTTGTATTTGACGGTATTCTATTGGATATCAAAGAAGAAGTACCGCACTTGCTAAACTCTTTAAACAATAGTGTAGAGAATTGCATAGAAGCAATTAAAGAACTGGACGGCCAGTTTTCTTTAGTATGGAAAACACCCAACTTCTCAATCACAGCTACTGATTTTAGTTTAACGCATTTTTTATATAATGAAAAGACTTTTGAATTGCTTGAACCTAACACTATCTATATATTTGATAATGAGTACAATGTAGTTAATAAAATGGCATTTTTTGAGGGATACAGTAGCATCTCAAGTATTACTAGTTACGAGTCCTTATACGATGCTTTTGAGAAAAATGTTTATAGGATACTAAAAAAGGATCCTAAACCGTCATTGTTTGTGTCTGATGGTATAGACAGCGGAGCAATACATTGTGCTTTTATAAAAACAAACAAGCCGGTTGATATCTTTTCTGGGTATCAACAAGATGCTCCGTTATTAAAAGAAGATATGATAAAAAGGAGACAAGGTATACACAGACAATACTTTAACTCTTTGTTTCTTATTAATAAGTTTTTAAATGTCAAAACTGATGATTTTAAACAGTTTAGAAGTGCTATTGAAATTTCTCCTAGCGATCGATTGGCGATAGTCGGATGTAATGCTGATCGGATATTTGTAAACAGTAAAGATTATGAAAATTACTGGATGACCCAAGAAGAAATAACAATGATGCAAAATATTAAGGATGTATTTGATGAATACAACCAAAGATACTTTGATTTTTTTGCAACAAAAAACATTGTCAAAGAATGGTTCAAGATTGCAATTGACAAGAGAAATTTAAAATATAAAGAATGGATGATAATGTACTGTAATATGCTTAACTATCCTAATTTTGAAAATTTAAAAAACGGAAAGGAAGTTATATTAACCAATAATGTGTTTACGATAAGTACTGACGACATGCATTATAATGATAAATAGTATATTATAGGACAAAAAAATGGCAAGAAAACCCACATCTGCTCGCAATGAAATTATTAAAAACTTGCAAACACGTCTAGGCGGCGGTATGGTTGATGTTGAATTAGATCCTGAACACTATAATCTAGCAATTGATAGAGCAATTGCACGTTATAGACAGCGATCATCAAATGCCACAGAAGAAAGTGGTATGTTTTTAACAACACAAACAGATGTTGATGAATATTACTTGCCAGCAGAAGTTTTAGAGGTCCGTAAAATTTATAGACGAGCAATTGGCAGTTCAAGTACAGGTATTGGTTTAGATCCATTTGATTTAGCATTCACTAACTTGTACATTTTACAAGCAGGTAGAGTAGGCGGTGTTGGACTATTTGATGCTTTCAGTCAGTATCAAGAAGTTGTTGGTCGTGTGTTTGGATCTGATATTAACTTTACTTGGCATCCTAATACACATAAGTTAAATTTAATTCGTCGTATTAAAAACGAAGAAAGTATTCTTTTACATGTTTACAACGAAAAACCTGAAAATGAAATACTACGAGATCGCCGAGGTCGTTTATGGTTAGAAGATTACGCTTTGGCTACTTGTAAGATTATGCTAGGCGAAGCAAGAGGCAAATATGCTACGCTACCGGGTGCAGCCGGCGGTGTATCGTTAAATGGTGATGCACTTAAAGCAGAAGGAAGTGCCGAGTTAGATAGACTTGAAATTGAACTGCAACGCTACGGAGACGGTAGCGAACCTCCGACATTTATCATCGGATAATTGACATTTTTCTTTAAATCACGTATAATACTTTTATGATTATTGGGTTAGTGGGTTTCAAAGCGGCTGGCAAAGACACAGTCGCAAATTATCTTATTGAAAACAGCGGCGAGGCATGGACTAGGGAAAGTTTTGCTAGTTCATTAAAAGACTCGCT